ATTTTTTTATAATTAAAAATGCGATGGCGAAGAAGATGAACAATCTAAAAGAGAAAGCGAAAAAAGATGTCTGATATTATCGTAAAGTTTAAGCCGATGGGTCAAGAAAAACTGATTAAAGCTATTAATCGGTTAGAAGGAGCACAACGAGGTCAAACTGCTACTACTAAAAAACAAACTAAAGCAAATCACGGATTATTAAATAGTCAAAGATTAGTTGGTGGCTCTTTTGCTACTATGCGTTCTCATCTACTACTTTATAGTTTTGCTATGTCGCTTGGTATTAGACAAACATTAAAATTTGCAAAACAAGCAGCAAATATACAGCAAATGGAAAAGGCTTTTAACACTATGTCTGGTGGTGTAAACAATGCTTCTATTGCAGTAGAGAAATTAAGAGATGCTACAAATGGAACATTAAGTAGTTTTGATTTGTTCCAACAAGCAAATAATGCTATGGTTCTTGGAGTTACAAGAAATGCTGATGAAATGGCTAAAATGTTTGATATGGCACAAAGGCTTGGTGATGCTTTAGGTAAAGATGTAAAACTTTCAATAGAATCCCTTGTTACTGGTATTGGTCGTCAATCTCGTTTGATGCTTGATAACATTGGTATTATTGTTAAGGCTGACAAGGCTTATGCTGATTATGCTAGAGAAATTGGAAAAACTGCTGATGCTTTAACTGATTCTGAGAAAAAACAAGCATTTATGAACGCTGCGTTAGAAGCAGGTTCAGAAAAACTTAAATTATTACCTGAAGAAACATTAAATGCTAGTAAAGTATTTCAAAGATTTTCTGCCTCAATGAGTGATTTAGCAGTAAGAGTTGGAGAAGAAGCATTACCTATAATAATATTATTAGCTGATAATATGACAAAACTTGCAAATGCTTTTAATCCTGATAGGATAGAAGTATACGCTAAAGTTATAAAAGTTGTTTTAGCTGGTGCTATGATATTTTATACTAGACAAGTATATAGAGCAATAACAGCACAAACTAAACTTGGGTGGGGAGCTTTAATAACAGGAGCAGGTATATTAGCAGAAGCTCTATATAGAATAGGTGGTGCTATAGAAAGTCCTGTAGAAGGAATACCAAAACTTACTGATGGGGTAGCAGCATTTCTTGAAGAAATTAAAACACAAGAAATAGATGAATTAAACAAATCTTTAGAAGATCAAAAAACAAAATTACAAGAATATAACCCTATAATATCTGCTACACAACAAGGTATAAATAGATTAACCAAGCTAATTGAAATTGAAGAAGATGCTGTTGAAAGAAACGGTAAAGAAATAGCGAGATTAAAAAGAGAAAGAGAAAATTTAAATGATATTTTAGATTTTGGTACTCGTTCACTAAGAACCCATATTAAAGAAGAAGATAAACAAAAAGAAGCTATACAAAATAGCATTACTACTATACAGGAATATATTGAACTTTTAAATTTTGGCTTTACAAGTGTTAATAATCTTACTGAATCTCAAGCAATTGCACAAGATATGTATAAAAAAACAACAGAATCACAATTAGAAGTTAATCAACAAAGTATTAATATGATTAATAATTTGATTGCTCAAGAAGAAGCCACTACTAATAATGCAGAAACTTTAAAACAATACAATGCTGTATTAGCGTTTTTAACTAACCAAAGAATTGGTTTAAATAAAAAAGAAGCTAAATCAGAATTTGACTTAGCACAAGCAAGAATGAGTGTATATTCATCTACCCTTTCTGCTATGAGTGAAGTAGTAGGTATGAGTGAAAAAAATGCTAAAGCTGCTGCTGGAATACAGGCTCTTGCTGCTATGGTAGATGCTTTTTCTGGTGCACAAAAAGCGTGGAGAAATACATTAGATGCAGGTTTAATTACACCATTCCCTGAAATAGCTTATGCTGCTGCATTAGCAACAGGTTTAGTTAATGCTAGAGCAGTAGCTATGTCTGCTAACAAAATAGGTAGTGGCTCTAGTGGAGGTGGTGGAGTTTATCCATCATTTGAAGATGGTGGTTATATAGGTGGTAGACGACATTCACAAGGTGGTACTATTATAGAAGCTGAAAGAGGTGAGTTTGTAATGAGTAGAAATGCTACTGAATCTATCGGCTTAGAAACTTTAAACCAAATGAATCAATCAGGTGGTGGTGGAAACATCAATGTAAGCGTTACAGGTAATGTTTTAACACAAGATTTTGTTGAAGGCGAACTTGCAGAATCAATTAAAGAAGCTGTACGTAGAGGAAGTGATTTCGGTATAAGTTAATGTTAATTTTACCTCCAAAGTTTAAACAAGCATTAGGTAATGGTGTAAGAACGTCTTTGTATCCTTTGGTTAGGATTTATAAAGGTGTGCAGATAGATGATGATTTAGATTCGGCAACAGAAGTAATAAATCTATCAATTAAGGAAACAAACATAAGTGGTGAGGCGTATAACCCTTTACTACTTAATAGTCCTTCTATAAGCTCAAAAGCCGACATTATAAACAACAAATACACTATTTCGAGTGTATCCCTATCTATATCTAATGCTCTCTATAACGGCAAGATATTCTCAGACGATATTCCTAGTTTATTAAATGCAGTAGTACAAGTGTATTATGCTGCTAATGGATTAGACACTTTAGAAGATTGTTTACTTGTCTATACTGGTACTATTAGACGCTATTCACAATCGGCAGAAACTTTAAACCTTACTTTAGAAGATCTAACTGAACAAAAACTTAAAACTAAAATACCTACTACATTAATGGATGACGAAGATTTGTATACTGATGAACAGATAGGTAAACCTTATCCTATGGTATATGGTTATGTTGATAAATCGCCTTTAGTATTAGATAAGAATGATTCTTTATCTATTGATAAACCTAATATGGAGATTATGGGGATTTGGCATAATGTATCCAATATAAATTTTCAAAATACTTCTATTGTTGATGAGCATCCAATTATTACAGGAGGTTGGCTAACAAAAAAGTCTTTTTTATATACTTATAATGATGGCTATTTACCTATAATGGAAAAAATACCATATCAATTTGGTAGCAGAACTTATGAGTTTGAAGAAGAAAAAACGTATGAATTTGAGGAAAATTCAGCTAAAATAAATCTAAACTCTAATAATTTTATATATGAAAAATATGTAGAAGATGAGGATGATACTACTAATATTGTTGGTACAGGACAATTAGGAATACCAACTAGAATCTATAGACCTGTTAAAAAAATAAACTTTTTTGCTAATAACCACGGAGTAGAAGAAGATAAGTATGCTTTTATAGATTATTATCTAGCAAGTTCTTGTAATAAATTTTATGGTTATACTGGTTTAGATAATTATAGCGTAAGTAAAGATGTAAATGTTGCAAGTCTAAATGACACAGATATTAATAATACTGATACTCCTGCTGATGATTTGTATTATGAAGATTGGAATACAGAAAATCCTGACGCTACATATACTTGGTGGAAAACTACAGAGTTAAATCTTGAAAGTGGAGCTGATGTTGTAGATGGTGTCTTTGATAATGTAGATGGAATTTGGAGAGATTTGTATGGTGAAGATAATGCTTATTTTCCAGTAGAAAGAATACAAAACAACAGCCCTCAATCAGGGTTACATTTTAATTCACAAAATAGAAACGAACAAAAGACAGGTGCTTATGCGAGATTAGAATTGGTTGAAGATATACCAAGCTATCCTTGTGTAACTAAAATATTATATAATATTGATTATTTTACACCTAGTAATCTAGACGATTATAACTTTCCTGTATACTGGTTTTTAGCAGCCGAGCCTTCTGCTTTTTGGATAGAAAGAAATTTGATTAATAGAAAACGAAATCCAAATTATACTTTTGAGCATATGATAACAACATTAAATGATTGGCACGAATACTACGATGAAGAAAATTGGACAACTGCTTGTGAAGTTCCTAATCACGAACACGTACCATTTGATACTGATGATGCAACAGAATTTAGATACACAACTCAAGGGAATTATGGTGGTGATGATTATGATAATATTATATTAGGGTTTAATACTACTGGTGCTTACAATAGTATACAATGGGGAGTTCCTTCACTTAGAGGTGATAATAGGAGAGTTTCGTCTTGTATAGCTAATTTGAAAGAATTTTATACATTACAAGATGTATTAGTAGTAGAATATGCAAAAGAAGATTTTTTTGGTGCTATAAGAGGAAGAATAGTTGAAAATGAGATTGTGACTAAGCCACATACTATTTTACAAGATATATTAAAAGAAGAATTAGCTTATGAAAAAGATATTGTTATGCCTGACGAACAAATAGATGATAATTGGATAAATAGTTTTACCTTAAATGAACAACAAGAATCTAAAAGTATTATTGAAAACCTTTTTAAATCGTCAATATATATACCATCATTTGATAGTGCTGGTAATTTTAAGTTTATTGACCTTAAACAAAACATAGAAGATTATAATCAGTTTGAAGCTATAGATAACCAAGATATATTAAAATATTCTTTTGGTTTAACTAAATTAGAAGATGTTAAGAATCAAGTAAATATAAAGTATAAAAAAGATTATGGATCAGGAGATTACTTAGAAGAAACAACTTATGGTATAGAAGATAATAATGGTAATTTTGTAGAAACACTAGATGCACTTACTTTACAATTAAATATTGATGATATGGTTTATGATATTGGTTATTATGGTATGAAAGATGTAGATGCTCAGTTAGAAGTAGAAAGTGAGTACATAAGAGATAAGGATACGGCACGAAAACTACAAAGAAGATTACTTATGTGGTATGCTAACCAACATCTTACAATGAAATTAGACTTACCTGCAAGTTATATGCATCTTGAATCTGGTGATTATATAAGATTTGATGAGCTTATAGGTGGTAAGTTAGCTTTTGGATTTGATTATACGCAAGAGTTTGTTAAAAATGGACAACTTATTTATCCTGTATTTTTTGTTACAAAAGTATCTAAATCTTTAACTAAAGTAAGTTTAGAGTTGGTACAAGTGCATCGTGGGAATTTTGGAATAAATGACGGACAATTAGGTAATTATTTAATACCAAATCCATACGATAATTATATTTACGAAGATATACAAGATGAAGGAGAGGAAGAACTTTATTTTACATTTAACTGGTATTTAAATAACAATGATTTAGAAACAGGTGTAATTTCTGCTGTAACAGATACAAATTTAGAAACAGGTATAGAATATGAAGTTTTATTAACAGGCTCATCTGCAACATTTACATATAATGGCTTAACTATAGAAGAAGGTGTGAATCAAGAAATAGATGCTACAGATTTAGTAAATTCAAGTATACTAGAAACTGATTCAGAATATGGAGATAATGTACAATTAACCCCTAAAATGTTTTCTAATAATATTGAAACTGATGAAGAACACTTGTTCCTTGAGTTTGAATTAAAAATAAATTCTGATAGTTATAATTATTCAATGACTAAACATTTTATGCAATATATATCTTCAGTTGAATATGAACTTGGTGATGTTAATCAGGATGGAATTATTAATATTCAAGATATTGTTATAGTCGTACAGCTTTCATTATCAGGCGAATATAATCCTAATGCTGATTTAAATGAAGATGGTGGAATTAATATTTTAGATATAGTACAGATAATAAATATAATATTAGGATAATATGAGTAGATATAATAAAAGAGAATTAGGAACTGGTAAATCAACAATTATATGTAATAATGGTAGTTGCTCTATTGAATGTGATGTAGGTATATTAGGTATAGAGATAGATTTTACAGGTACGGCTTCAATTACGCCAACACTTCCAGATGGTTGGATAATGCAAGGCAATAAAAGTAAAATGCTTTTAATAGGGTTGCAAGGCGTAGCTATAAAAAATTCAGAACTATTCACCTATGAGGGTACTATTAAGTTAAAAAAGGTAGTTGTAGCTAACAAAGACGCTGAACGAATAATGTGTAACATAAAAAATGTAAGTCCAGCTTGGACACGACAACGATGGTCTATGGATGTAGAAGCAGATACTTGGGATAATTTTAAGAGTAATGTTAAAAAAGGTAAAGCTACTAGCACTAAATATATTCTACCTGATTATGATCTACCTAAAGCAGAGCCGATAAAGAAAACTAAAACAAAAATTAAAAGAAGAAGAAGTACAGGAGGATATTAATGGGAAAGCAAGTTAAAACGCCAAGATTTTATGTAGATATGCCTACATTTTTACACGCCACAGGACAATTAGGTTGGG